TATGGGTAAATACTATGCGGGCTTACTACAAGAAAGGCGGCTCGGTAAAAACCCCTGCGTGGACGCGTAAAGAGGGTAAAAGCGAGTCGGGCGGGCTTAACAAGGAAGGAGTTGCAAGCTACCGCCGGGAAAACCCCGGCAGTAAGCTGAAGACTGCGGTAACGACCAAGCCTAGCAAGTTGAAGAAAGGCTCTAAGGCCGCTAAACGGCGTAAGTCTTTCTGTGCCCGCATGAAGGGTATGAAGAAGCGCAACACTAGCGCGAAGACAGCGAATGATCCTAACAGCCGCATCAACAAAAGTTTGCGGAAGTGGAACTGCTGATGGCGTTCCTTCAGTCAAACATACCACACTTTAAATGTTGGGTTCGTAGGGAATATACGCACAACCACATGGCATATCATGGTGAGTTTTTGCACGCTATGGTGATCGCCGTAACTACCATACCTAATCGATGTTTGTCGTTTCAGGTCATTTTTACTGGCTGTGAGACAGACGATACCGATGAACCTAACGTTCATGGCGGAGCTATGTGGGCACGTATGCCTATTACGGCGCTTGTAGGGGATACACCCCTAGAAGAGTGGCCTGACCCTATGCCCGTATGGGCGGCTCAACCGTGGGATTGTGCGTCTCGTACGCATAGCGTGTACGTGCTAGACAGATGTACTCCCTGCCCTTGGATGGCAAAGATTGACGGTAAGTTCTACCCAGCTAAATATTACTTCACGGTGGACTACACCGATTCTGAGATCGCTGATGACCCAGCACAACACAAACAAGCGCACGTGCTTGAGTTGCTAGACGCAGGGAAGTGGACCGGAAACATCGTAGCGTTACCTAATAACAGGGTGCGAGTGTCGCATCCCGCGTGGTTTGAGATGGGAGAAGGCGCTCCTGATTTCTTACCCTCACAACATATTCACTACAGTAAGTCTGACTTAGACTACACATTGGATGTAAACCAAGTTTTTGACAATCTCTACGCGGAGGGAGATGACGATGGCTAAGATGCCCATGAAGAAAGGGCCGAAAGGCAAAATGGTTCCTGAGTTTGCTATGGACGGTAAAGGTGCAAACGATATGGGGAAGAAGAAGATGAAAAACGGTATGGCTAAAAAAGGCTACGCTAGAGGTGGTATGGCTCAAGCTCCACAGGACGAGTCTACGATGAAAGGTCGTAAGCGTCGATTACAGCCGGGACCACTACGTATGGAAGAACCTACACCACCTACCCCTCCCAGCGAGCCATCGGGACCGACTATAAAACGACGCATGAAGAATGGTGGTATGGCGAAGAAAGGTTACGCTAAGGGCGGTAAAGTTCGCGGTGCAGGTATTGCGCGTAAAGGCACACGCCCTTGTAAGATGCGATAACATGCGTCGTTACTATAAGTCAGGCGGGAAAATATGTGCCAAGGGTAAGGCGTGGGCAAAGCGCACCTTTGACACGTACCCGTCTGCTTACGCGAACATGGCGGCGTCTAAATATTGCAAAGACCCTAACTATGCTAAGGGTGCCAAAGGCAAAAAGGCGAAGAAGTAATGGGTGATTTGAAGAAGTGGCGAGATCAAGAGTGGGTTCGTATCGGTACCGATGGCGAAATCAAAGGCGAGTGCGGCACCTCTAAAGACAAAAAGAACCCTGACCGGTGCTTGCCTAGGAGTAAGGCGCAAAGCCTATCTAAGTCTGAACGTTCTTCGACAGCTAAAAAGAAGAAGCGTGAAGGTAAGAAAGGCAAGACTGTGGTCAAGAACACCAAACAAGCGGAAGTAAAATTTCGCGAAGGTGGGCTTGCTCGTGGTAAGCGTTCCATAGCTCGTGGTTGCGGTGCTGTTATGGACAGCAGACGTAAAAAGACGTTGTATACGTAAGGAGAGAAACAATGGAAGTGTTCCAAAACGGAAGGTTTTCTACGGGAGAGCCGGTCTATCAGGTAGGTACTAAAAACGCAGACGGTACGTACGATACTGTTGTGTATGACCTAATGACTAAAGAGCAGGCAGAGGCTAAACTAGAAGCAATGGGCGTTAAAAAACCCGTTGAAAAGAAGCCTGTAGCTAAGAAAAAAGCTCCAGCCAAGAAGAAATCTGCGAGTAAAAAGTAATGGCAACTTCAGGTACTACAGCATTTAACATGGACTTCACGGAGATCGCTGAAGAAGCGTGGGAACGTGCTGGCCGTGAAATGCGCTCTGGATACGATTTGCGTACTGCACGTCGGTCCATGAACCTGATGACCATTGAGTGGCAGAATCGTGGGATCAACTTGTGGACGATTGACGAAGGCACTGTAAGCCTTGTTGCTGGTACGTCCGAGTACGATTTACCAGCAGACACCATTGACCTTCTTGAGCAGGTCATACGTACCGGTGCAGGCAACCAATCAACACAATCTGACCTCACGATAAGTCGTATTAGCGTAAGTACCTACGCGTCTATCCCAAACAAGTTATCGCGTGGTAGACCTATTCAAGTATGGATAGAACGCCTACGTGACAACCCTAAGATCAACGTTTGGCCTGTGCCAGACACAAACGACTACACCTTTCGTTATTGGAGGCTACGCCGTGTCCAAGATGCGGGTGCTGGTTCCGAGACTTCAGACATGAACTTCCGCTTTTTTCCATGTCTTGTTGCGGGTCTTGCATACCACATCGCTATGAAAGTGCCAGAGCTTGCTGAACGTTTGCCTATGCTAAAACAAGTATATGAAGAGCAGTTCGCATTGGCGGCGGGCGAAGATAGAGAGAAAACACCAGCTCGTTTTGTTCCTCGCGCTATGAGGATCTGACATGGGTAATCGATTTGCGTCAAGTCAGAAAGCACTCGGCGTATGCGATGTATGTGGTTTTACGTACAAACTGCGTGAGCTACGTAATGTTTACAAAAAAGGACGTGATACAAACATTAAATCATGTCCTGAATGTTGGGATGGGGATCACCCTCAGCTAAAGCTGGGAGAGTTTCCTGTTAATGACCCACAAGCGCTACGTGATCCACGTCCTGATTCCAATCAGTATGCGGCTAGCAGGGCGTTAATAGAGCCAGTCAAGCCGGTTGTCGGTACTGGATTTATAGGGCAAGCTACAGTTCAGATTTCGTAGGAGTAATTATCATGCGTAAGAAAGCACCAAAAGCTACTAAAAAGCCTAGCCAAAAGAATCGAAAAGTGAAGGTTCGAGGCACTGGCGCGGCTACAAAAGGACTTTATGCACGCGGTCCTATGGCGTAAATCATGAACTATACCGAGCTGAAAACTAACATTGAGGACATCACTGAAAACACGTTCACTGATGATCAGCTCGCTATGTTCACGGAACAGGCTGAACAGAAAATTTATAACACTGTTCAAATCCCCGCGCTTCGTAAGAACGTTACGGGGACGCTTACAGCGAGTAATAAATACCTAGCTACCCCCGCTGATTATCTGTATACCTATAGTTTAGCGGTTGTAGACGGTAGCGGTAATTACCATTTCTTGTTAAACAAGGATGTGAATTTTATTCGTGAAGCGTATCCAGTACAGACTACTACAGGATTACCTAAACACTACGCTAACTTTGATGATGATAGCTTTATTGTGGGACCAACTCCTGATAGCGGGTATACAATGGAGCTTCACTACGGGTATTACCCTGAGTCAATAGTAACGGCGGGTACTACGTGGTTAGGCGAAGAGTTTGATTCTGCGCTCTTGAACGGAGCGTTGGTGGAAGCCTTGCGTTTTATGAAAGGTGAGCCAGACCTCGTACAGATGTACGAGCGCATGTACGTACAGTCGCTGAAGTTACTCAAAAACCTTGGCGATGGTAAACTTCGCGGCGATACTTATCGTTCAGGACAACCTCAGATACCTGTAACTTAGGGGATAAAAGATGGCAATTACTCAAGCAATGTGCACGTCATTCAAGAAAGCGCTTCTTGATGGCGAGATGGATTTTAGTTCAGATACGTCGGCAACGTTCAAAATAGCGTTGTTTACTTCGTCTGCAACTCTTGGAGCGTCTACAACAGCGTACGCAACAACAAACGAAGTGTCAGGAACTGGGTATACAGCAGGTGGTAACACGTTAACTGTTGTGGCTCCCACGACGTCTGGGACTACTGCGTTCCTAGACTTCGCAGATACAACGTGGTCTACCGCAACAATCACCGCGCGGGGAGCATTGATTTACAAGTCCGGGGGCGGCAATCCTGCTGTTGCTGTTCTTGATTTTGGTGCAGATAAAACGTCTACCGCAGGCGATTTTCAGATTCAATTCCCAGCGGCTGACGCATCTAACGCGATTATTCGTATAGCGTAATGCCCTCCTCTGTCACGTATACAGGGTGGGGTTCTACCGCTTGGGGCCAAGGCTCTTGGGGTACAGATCTCACCATTGTAAACGTCGATGGAGTAGGAGCTACCGGCGCAGTTGGCACCGTTGTTGTCGCCGCTGATGCCGATGTAAGTGTTACTGGATTAGAGGCTACTAGCGCACTTGGTAATGTTACCGTTACTGGTGCGGCTACAGTTCAACCATCAGGACTTGAAGCCACTGGTGGTATAGGAAACGTTCTTGTTGTTGCCGACGCTAATGTCGGCGTTACCGGTGTCGCCGGTACTTCCGCTTTAGGTTCTGTCACCGTCACCGCTGATGCAAATGTTAGCGTTACGGGTCTTTCTGCTACGTCTGCGCTTGGCACAGTCTCTGTTGTTGCTGACGCAAATGTCAGTGTCACAGGAGAAGAAGCTACCACAGCCCTTGGTTCTGTCACCGTCACAGGTGATGCGAATGTATCTCCAACCGGTGTTGAATCTACAGGTGCGATAGGCACCGTCAGCGTTTCAGGCGATGCAAACCTCGCAGTTACTGGCGTTGCAGGTACGACGGCGCTTGGTACAGTCGTAGTCGCCGCTGATGCTATCGTCTCTCCATCAGGTCTTGAAGCTACTACTGGCCTTGGTTCTGTCACCGTTACCGGCACAGCTAACGTATCCCCAGCGGGGCTCGAAGCTACTAGCGCTCTTGGAACGGTCTCTGTTGTCGCTGACGCTAATGTCAATGTTACTGGTGTTGCGGCTACAGGAGCTACTGGCTCAGTCACGGTTATCGGTGACGCGATTGCAACTCCGTCAGGTCTCGAAGCGACCGGCGCAATCGGAACTGTACACGTTGCAGTCGTTGTTGATGTTATAGTTACGGGAGTTGAAAGTACCGTAAGTTTAGGTACAGTAACTGTTACTGCTGGAGCAACTGCACTCCCAACAGGCGTAGAAGCCTCGGGTGTAGTCGGAAACGTGTTCATCTGGGGTGAAATACCTACAGATCAGACACCAGACTGGCAAGCGATTTCTGACGGACAAACGCCAACTTGGGGTAACATATCATCAGGCCAAACCCCAAATTGGCAGAACATTACAGATACGCAGAGTCCTTCTTGGGGTAATCTGGATACAGACCAGACGCCAAATTGGGACGATATAGCCGCTTGAGGACAAGAGAATGGCAACACAGTACACCAGCATACTTAAACTAGCGCTTCCCGTACAAGGCGAGCTTAGTGGTACTTGGGGCGATGTTGTAAACGACAACATCACTTCGATGGTAGAAGAAGCCATCGCAGGCCGCGCAGTCATCAATACATGGACCGCTAACTCTCACACACTAACCACTGCCGATGGCACGACTTCTGAGTCTCGTGCGGCGATCCTTACTTTGACTGATACCGGCACAGCTTTGACCGGTGCAGGCACTGTTGTTTGCCCAGCGGCGTCTAAGATTTATATCGTTGAGAACGGTACAGGCCAGACAATTACTGTCAAAACGTCTTCTGGCACGGGTATTGCTGTACCCAACACTAAGAACATGGTGGTCTTTTGTGACGGCACAAACGTCGAAGAAGGCATCACAAACATTAACAGCCTTACACTTAATGGCGACGGCGCTACCGTTTCAAGCATCAAAGACGAAGACAATATGGCGTCTAACAGCGCCACAGCACTCGCCACCCAGCAATCGATCAAGGCGTACGTAGATTCTCAGGTTGCAGGTTCTGACACACTCTCTGAGGTTCTGGCTAACGGCAACACCACTGGTGGTACAAACATTGCGTTTGGCGACAACGACAAGGCTATCTTCGGTGCTGGCTCTGACCTACAGATTTATCATCATTCAGGTGGTAACAGTATAATTGCTGAAACTGGAACTGGTGACCTTTTTGTACAAGCTACAAATATTCAGTTAGAAGATGCAAGCGGCAATAATATGATTGTTGCAAATAGTGGTGGTGCTGTAAATTTATATCATAATACTGGAGAAAAACTAGCCACAACCTCCACAGGCATCGATGTAACTGGCAATGTCACAATACCTACTGGCAACAAAATAGCCTTTGACACTGATGGTCAGACCTACATTACAGAAGACCAAGACGAACGATTGCGTGTTTGGGTTGCAAATACAGAATTTATGCGTCTAACCAACACAACGACCGATGAGATGCGGTTGTTGCCTTATGGCGGAAATCTATTTTCGGGCGGTAATTTCGACGTAACTGGCACAGTGACTGCTGATGGTTTGACTGTTAATGGTGGTTCAGGAAACTCGCTTGTAAACTTTACCCCTAGCGGTACTTTTTCAACTGTCGTTGACTTTTCTAATGCCTCAAGCGATTTTCAGATAGTAAGTTTTGGTTCAGGCTCTGCATCAGCTAACAACTTTAGAATTAGAGATGACGGCGCAAGTAGGTTCAATATTGCTGGCAACGGCGACATTAGCTTCTACGAAGACACTGGCACGACTGCGAAGTTGTTCTGGGATGCGAGTTTAGAAAGTCTTGGAATAGGAACAACCTCTCTTACTCCTACGGATGGCGCAAATATTGAGTTAAGCTCTTCAACCAGCTCGAGGCTTCTTCTTGATAATACAGGAGCAAGTGGACGCAAGTACGCTATCACTTCTGATACGAGCGGTAATCTAGGTTTTTATGATTATGATGCTTCTGCTTTTCGCATTCTTGTTGATAGCTCTGGTAATGTAGGTATCGGCACTAGCAGTCCAGCTACTGCGCTTGAGGTAAATGGCACTATTGGTATTGGACGTATAGCAGGTGGCTACACCTTCAGAGAAACTGTAGGCGGCGGTGAAAGAGCCAGCTTAAAGTCAAATGCGTCTAATGAGCTACTGTTTAATATTGGTGCTGCAAGTGAAGCCATGCGTATCGACTCATCAGGGAATGTTGGTATCGGCACTAACAGTCCAGAAACGAATCTACACATAGAAGACTCTTCTTCATTTTCTATTATTCGATTGGTTTCAAGCACTACTGAAAACGCTGGTATAGACTTTGGCGACCCTGATGACAGAGATATTGGTCGCGTTCGTTATAACAACAGTGATAACTCTATGGTGTTTCATACTAACGCCGCAGAGCAAATGCGCATCGACTCAGCGGGACGGGTTGGTATTGGCACTAGCAGTCCAACAGTCGGCAAATTGCAGGTCAATGATGGAAGTGGTGCTATTGTTGCTATTACACGCACAAGCGGAGCTACATCAGGCAATTTAGGTGTAATACGTTTTGGCAACACAGACATTGACAGCAATCTTG